GGTCCTACAGATAGACAAATGAGACAGGGTTGGATAGATGGTGGTTACTTACCTAGAACTATTGAAGTAGGTGGTGTACGTGTAGGGTATGACTCTATAGAACCATTTAACCTTATTATGTCTACAATCGCTGACGTAGGTGACGCTAGTATATTGATGGGTGAAGAGTGGACAGAAAAAGAATTACAAAAGATATCATTAGTTATAGCACAGTCTATATCTGGTAAGTCTTATTTAGCCGGTTTACAACAACTTGTAGACTTAGCAGCGGGTCGCCCCGGTCAGGCTGATCGTATTCTTGCAAGTTTAACTAACAATACAGTTCCGCTAGCCGGTCTACGTAATGAAATGGGTAAATTACTTACACCATACATGCGTGAGATCAACTCTGGTGTATTCCAGTCTTGGCGTAACCGTAACCTATTAACAGAAAATATACCCGGTGTAAATGAGTTACCATATAAGTATGACATGCTTAACGGTAGACCGCTAAAACAGTATGACTTTATGACTCGTGCATTTAACATGATTAGTCCAGTAAGTCTAAACTTAGAAGCTACAGATGGTAGAACATTTTTATTTGAAAGTGGCTATGATCTTAGAATGTCTACATTTTATGCACCTGATGGTACTAACCTAACTGACGATCCTCGTATTAGATCTCAGTTTCAACAAGCTATAGGTCAATTTAATTTAGAAAGAGATTTAGAAAAACTATCTAAAGATCCTAAGATTAGAGAATCCATGGCAACTATGAGAGCTGACATACGAGCAGGCAATAGAGGTCAATATAACGCAAGAGATTACTACCATAACATAGTAATAGATAGATTATTTAAACGTGCTAGACTAGCAGCTTGGAACTCTATTAAATATAGAGAAGATATATACAAACTTATTCAAGAACAAAAAGCTAAGAAACAAGCACAACAATTCAAGTCCTCCCAGACATACAACCTTCTTAATATGTATAAGTAATGGCAACAACTTTCGTAGATTATACAGGAGACGGAAACGCTACGAAGTCGTTTTCCTTTCCTTCCATAAAAGAAGCAGATATTAAAGTTGATGTAGACGGCGTCATTAAGACAGTCAGCACACACTATAATATAACTAGCTACACAACAACAGGCGGTGGTAATGTTGTCTTCACAGCAGGCAATATACCCGCAAGCCCTGCTTCCATACGTATCTTTCGTGATACAGATGTAGATACAGCTAAGGCTACATTTACAGCAGGGTCATCAGTTAAGGCAGGTGATCTTAACAACAACCAAACGCAGTTATTATATGCTGCACAAGAAGAACAGAATCAAACAATACAAACAGCTGATATAAAAGATGGTGCTGTAACAAGTGCTAAAATACTTGATGGTACTATAGTCAATGCTGATGTAAATGCGTCAGCTGCAATAGCCGGTACTAAAGTAGCTCCAGATTTTGGTTCTCAGAATATAGCAACAACTGGAACAGTTAATGGTGTATCAACAACAGAATTAGCAATATTAGATGGTGCTACTGTAAGCACAGCAGAGCTGAATAAACTTGATGGTGTAACTGCTTCTACATCAGAACTAAATCTAGTAGATGGAGTTACAGCTACAACAGCAGAGATAAATTATGTTGATGGTGTAACTTCTAGCATACAAACTCAGCTAGATGCTAAACAACCACTAGACGCTGATCTTACAACTCTATCTGGTATGCAAGCAGGTACAGCAGCTAAACTTGCTGACAGTACAGCTCTTACGGCTGACATAGCCGATCTTAACCAGATTGACGGACTTACAAAACAAACTACAATCTCAGACACAGATGCCAGTTTTCCAACATCTGGAGCTGTGGTCGATTATGTCACAGGACAGATAGATGATATTGGTGGTTTTGAAGCAATAACAAACGAAACACAATTTCCTAATAGTCAACCCGGTGCAGGCGTAGTTATTTCTATAGCAGACGCAGCCGGTATCGTAGTAAACGGTAGTGGTACAAGTACATCAGCTACAACTGTAGGTGGATCTACAGTAACTATAAATAATATAAACTCACAGTTTAACAGTTCAACTATAAATACTGGTGTACGTTTTCTTGTAATATCAACTGGTTCTGGTCAGGTCTATAATTATCACAAAGCTACACTTCCAGAAAGTGATCTTGTAAACCTTAGTGGAGATATCAATGACTTCTCAGAACGATATAGAGTCGGTTCGTCGAACCCTACAAGTAGCCTTGATAGTGGGGATTTATTCTTTAATACTTCTACAGGTAAGCTACTCGTATATAATGGAACAAACTCAGCATGGGAAGAAGCACAGTCAATAGGTAACTTTTTTATCTCTACACTTAGCCCTGCATTTGATAATACTACACAAGACTTTACTATTACTAATGCACCAACTAATGCACAACAGATTATACTTAGCATTAATGGTGTTATACAAAAACCTAATGCCGGTACATCAACACCTTCAGAAGGTTTTGCATTATCTGGTAGTACAGTAAAATTATCCGCAGCTCCGGCAACTGGTAGTACATACCATGCTGTTGTTATGGGTAGTACAGTAAACATTGGTACACCAAGTAACAACACAGTTACAACTGCAATCTTACAAAACTTATCAGTATCTACTGGTAAAATACAAGATCAAGCTGTAACATTAGACAAATTACCACATGGTACAGCATCTAATGATGGTAAGTTTTTAAGAGCTAATAATGGTGCTGACCCTACGTTTGAAACTATAGATTTAACAGCCTTAAGTGCATCTAATCTAACATCTGGAACAGTGCCTGATGCAAGATTCCCTGCAACTTTACCGGCAGCTAGTGCAGCTAATTTAACAAATATACCTGCTGCAAATATAACTGGTACACTCCCTGCTATAGATGGTTCAGCCTTAACAGGTGTATCCTCTCCAGAAGTATATGGTTTTAACACTAATGGAAGTGGAAACTTAATAGTCACTACTACAAACAGTGGTGCAGACAATATCTCAGGTGCAACTTTTGAAACTTTTGAAGATGTTGTATTAGCAGCTACAGGTTTTACCTTTAGCGTAAACACAGACGGAAAATTAATCGCAACAATTTAAAATGGCAACAATAGATTTAGGAAAAATCAAACAAGTCTGGAGAGGTACTTACAATAACGGCACTGCATATGTAGTTGACGATCTTGTATCTTTTACAGACAGTGGTGTAACATCCACATATATATGCGTAACAAACTCAACAGGTAACGCACCTTCAACTGGAGGTTCAGCGCATGCAAGTTGGAATTACGTAGCAAAAGGTGTAGCAATTCCTGTACCTTTAAACACTCAATCTGGTGCATACGTAGCTGTAGCCGGTGATGCAGGTAAAGCTATTTATATATCAACAGGTGGAGTAACTATCAATAACTCAGTATTTTCTGGTGGTGATCTAGTAACAATAGTAAATAATAGTGGGTCTAACCAAACTATTACTCAAGGTTCTGGTCTAACTCTATATAATGCTGCTGACGGTGCTACAGGAAATAGAACTTTAGCACTCAGAGGTGTAGCAACTATATGGTTTGCTTCTGCTTCAATCGGCTACCTATCAGGAGCAGGGGTGAGCTAATGCCTATACAACAAATGTTAGTTGGGATTAGTAAAGGTGAAAAATTTGCAGAAGCGACAGGTGGTACAGTTACCACAGTTGGGGACTATAAAGTACACGCTTTTACGAGTTCTGGAACTTTTACTGTAACTCAACTAGCAGATACAAACGAATTTGAAGTATTGTTAGTCGCAGGCGGTGCCGGTCCCGGAACTCAATGGGCTTCTGGTGGTGGCGGCGGAGGTGGTATCGTAAACCATCAAACTGGACAAGCTTTAACTCAAGCTGCATATACAGTTACAGTTGGTGGTGGAGGTGCAGGTGCTCCGTATGGAACTGGTTGGGGTTCATATACAGCTTCCGGAAACCCCGGCACTGACTCATCTCTCAAGTTAGCTTCTAATAATTCTATTGTTCTTGAAGCTGATATTAGTGATATTGCTAATTTACCGGGTATGAGTTTACCTAACCCACAGGCTAACAATAAATATTCATGGAACGTTCATATGCACTCCACTGGAGGTAATAGTGCAAAAGTTGTAAACGGAACTACTACACAATATGTAGGTAGAGGTGGTTGGCATCAAACTGGTTACGCAGGCGGTGGAGCCGGTGCAGGCGATGACGGAGATTACGTTAATAGCACTAACGTAGGTGCAACTCAATATTCTTATACCCCAAGTTGGGCAGGTGGTGGTGGTTGTTCCATGGGAGGTGGCGGTGGCGATGGCTACGCAACAAACATGGTAACTGGTAGTACTGCATACTACGGTGGTGGCGGAGGTGCCGGTACAGGAGGTGTCGGTTGTTCTGGTCACGATAATTCTGTAGCCCCCGGCGGTCTAGGTGGCGGCGGTAATGGTTCATGTGTTGGACCCGGCAACTCAACAAGTAGCGGTGTTGCTGCTCAAAACGGTACTGCAAACACAGGTGGTGCCGGCGGTGGTGGCTCTCAGTATAGAAATTCTGGAAATGGTGGATCTGGTGTGGTTTACATTAAATATAAATATCAATAGGAGGTTATATGGCACATTTTGCAGAATTAGACAATGACAATGTTGTTAAAAGAGTAATTGTAGTTTCTAACGATAAGGAAGCTGAAGGTGAAACTTATTGTCACGACTTATTAGGTGGTGACTGGAAACAAACGAGTTATAACAATAACATTAGAAAAAACTATGCTGCTATAGGTTATACTTACGATGCAGCTAAAGATGCTTTTATTCCTCCTCAACCTTTTGTTAGTTGGACTTTAGACGAAACTACTTGTCAATGGAAAGCACCTGTTGATTACCCAAGTGATGGTAAAGTTTATAAATGGAAAGAAGGTCTTACATGGCAGGCAGGGGAAATGAAACCCACAGGATCTTGGAAGGAAATAACTTATGATGAAACTACTGAAACTTGGAAGGAGGTTGAATGACACTAACACAAGTAACAAAAGCGGGTCTACATGATATAGCGTTAGACCATGTTTTTACAATAGGTGCTAGTGGTTCTAGTGCCTACACATTTCAAGGAGAAGGGTTAAATGGTACTGTCAATAACCCTACTCTTTACTTAACAAGAGGTAAAACGTATAGATTTGAGAATGGCTCAGGAGGTCATCCTATACGTATACAAAGCACATCCGGAGCAAGCGGTACTGCATATAATACTGGTGTAACAAACAATGCCGGTAGTGGTACAGTCATTGTAGAAGTACAACATGATGCTCCTGATGTTTTATATTATCAGTGCACCAGTCATGCAGCTATGAATGGTATACTATATATTACTGGTGCATTAGCAGACGGCGGAGTAACTACAGCAAAACTAGAAGACGACGCAGTTACTGATGCTAAGTTAGCTAACTCTATTAACTCAGCTATAGCGGCTAACACAGCTAAAACAAGTTTAGAAAATGATTCAGTTTCTACAGCTAAGATACAAGATGATGCAGTAACAGCAGATAAGTTAGCTAACTCTATTAATACTGAGATAGCAGCTAACACAGCTAAGACTACTAATGCTACTCACACAGGAGAAGTAACAGGTGGTACAACATTAACTATTGCAAGTGATGTTGTAGACGAAGATAATCTTAAAGTATCTAATTCACCAACTAACGGTTATTTTTTATCAGCACAATCTGGTAATACAGGCGGTCTAACATGGGCAGAAGCAGGTGGAGGTAAAATTATTCAAGTTCATACAACAAAAGTAGCTGGAGGAAGTAGTGTTAGTTATAGCAACGTATCTTCAAATACAGACTTTTATCCATTAGAAACTACTGCTATAACTGTTTCGGCAGGGACTACTCTTATTGTTTTTGCTAACTATCATTATTGGATGCAAGACGTAGGTGGAAACATTATGTATGGTGTTCAAGGTTTACAAGCAGAAGTTGGCGGAAGTGGAACTTGGAACTCAATTCGAGATCGAGGTGCTTATGAAACTTTCAGTATGGCAACTGTTAACGCAGGCGGTGGAGCTCCAAGTGTATATCCAAACCAAATAGCTGATATAGCTTCTTTAAATGCAACTTGGACTCACGGTCAGAGTGCAGGCACTACTGTTAAAGTAAGAATAAACCATAAACATCAAGGTCCAAATAGTTGCGATTTAGTAGTTTTTTCAAGGTATGGAGTTGAAAGAAACATAATAGTTTATGAGGTAGCACCATAATGAAATATACAAAAGTAGAAGCATTGAAATCTTTAGATACCAAAGCTAAATGGATGTGGGAAGGTGATGATTATTCTGGTATAACTTGGGATGCAAGTAATTCTGGAACTTTACCTACCGAGTCTGAGATAGATGCAGAAGTTACTAGATTAGATGGTTTAGAACCTATGAGATTATTAAGGCTAGAAAGGGATTCAAGATTGGCTGCTACAGATTGGAGAGCTAGTTCTGACTTAACACTTTCTGATGCTTGGAAAACATATCGTCAGGCATTAAGAGATTTACCTGCTAGTGCAAACCCGAAAAATGATGAATATGGGTTTTTAGATATGAGTTCTGTTACTTGGCCGACACCACCTAGCTAATGGAAATACCTACCATAGTATTACCTGATATTAAAAAGATAGAAACGGTAGAAATACCAATACCTACAGCTGACGTACCATACTATGAACCTATGGTAGTTCCTCCGAGCGATCTACGAGATCAGGAAGAGGAACCAGTCAAAACTGTAGAAGAAAAACCACCCGAACCACCTACCCTTAAAATACCGTTTATTAAACAGCCAGTACCTCAACCTTCTGCGGAAGTTGTAGTAACTGCTGTTACAACGGCGGTGACAGCTGTAGCAGCTACAACGCTAACACAGCCTCTAATTGAAAACATTAGAAAAAGAGCACAAAAACTTATACAAAATAAGATAAACAAATGGAGACAAAACCGCCAGAAAAAAAAGGACTCCTCACAAAGCTCAAAGAAAATGTAGATGACCATGAAGAACAGATGGCAGTACTAGGTGCAGCAGTGCGTCTAGGTGTTGTGATCTGGTCAGGGTTTATTATTACATTAAGTTATGTTGAGCTACCTATGGTCAAAAAGTCAGCTACAGCAGGCGATATCACGTTCGTCGCTTCGATTTTTACGGGGGCACTAGCCACTTTTGGCTTGTCTACGGGAAATGGTAAAAAAGATAAGAAAGAACCTACTAAACCAAAACAATGAAAAAATGGATTCTTCTCTTAGCATTGTTGTCACCCGCAATCGCAAGAGCAAACACTGTCACGCCTCAGTTTACAACAGGGTCGATGCAGTCAACGACAACAACAACACAAACAATAACAGAAACGATAGAACACGACGTACTGGGAGCCAAAGTAGAAACTTGGTCTGGTACAAATATTACACCAAGTGGTGCGATTGGTGCAGACGGTACAACATATTCAGTTACAACAGATGCAACAGAATGGGATCTATCAATAACAACAAGAGACGCAGGGACAATAGAAACAATAACAATAGACAGAACTATAGAAACAGATTCTACTACAAACTCTTACTCTATCTTTGCACAATAGGTACACCTGTATTTGCTGAAGATACTAATGTCAGCAATCCTGTAGCTGCTGCTACTGGTAACGTAACTAACCAAGCTGTACAGTTTCAGAACAATGGTGCGTCATCACGTCAGATATATGGTCCTAACATACAATGTAATGGATCTACTATGACGTTTAGCCCTTTTTATATGGGTAATCACAGCAAACCATTTGACGAGTTTATGCAACCTAGTAGTTATACTATTGCAGAAAACTGGGGGTTCCAGATTAACTTTATGGTTCCCTTAGATAAGTCAGGATATAAGCAGTGTAAAGAAATGGCAAAGAGATACGAAGAAAAGATGAAGCTCGAGTATGAAATTACACGAGCCCATAAGTGTGCGGACTTAATGAAGAAAGGTTTTATGTATAGACCTAACACAACTAATGCAAAGCTGTGTCAGGATATTGTACCTATCGTTAAAGTCAAGCCACCTAAAAAACAAAAGAAATTTGGATTATTTTAAATGAGCACATTATCACTACAAAGAGAAGAAAGAGAAGCTAAAGCTAAAGCAGCGGCTGCTAAAAAGAAAACAACTAAAGCTAAAAAAGAGGAGACTAAATAATGTTTGCACTTATTAAACCACTTGTGCTAACAGGATTAAAAAGCGACAAGTTTAAAAAGTTCGTAGTTGAACTACTAGAAAAGCTAGTTGAATCTACAGATAACGAGCTAGATGATAAAGCACTACAGATTGTTAAAAAAGGACTAGGCATAGAATGAATACAGTCAAGAAACTACCCAGAAAAGCAACAGAAGAAAGTTTTAACGAGCTGCACTACCTTGTTACAGAGGACTTTCTACGTAGAATAAAAAGCGGAGAGGCAACTACACAAGATTTAAAAGCAGCATGTGATTGGTTAAAGACCAACGATATTACAGGTGTAGCTTTTGAGGGTAGTCCTCTTGATAAACTTAACAAGCTTTTACCTACTGTAGATTCTAACATTGTACAACGGAGGTTGTATGGCAAGCAAAACGTCTAAATACTACAAGAAAAACCCGAAGGCTGCTGCAAAACGTAGAAAACAGCAAGCCCGATACAACAAAACACCTAAAGGTCTATCAATTAGAGTCAATGCAAACAAACTTAATAGAAAACTTGGAACATATGGCAACCGTGACGGAATGGATGCCGCCCATTATAAGGGTAGTAAAACCCGTGGCAGAAAACAAAAGCCATCTATTAACCGACGTAGCCGACTCAAAATTAGAAAATGACCCCATTACTACCTAACCCCGATCACTATTTACACAATTTAATAACGATGACAAGTTCAGATTCAAAACGGCTCTGGAGAAGGGCTATCAAAGAGCACTTTAATTGTCAATGCGTTTATTGCGGAGAATTTCATGAATTACACAACCTTACTATCGACCACGTACGCCCGAAATGCAAAGGCGGTCGAGATATTACGACGAATGTTGTACCCTCGTGTAGACGATGTAATCAGGAGAAGGGTAGTAAAAACTGGAGAGACTGGATGAGGTCGACATTTGGTATTACAGATAGAGAACATACAATCTTATCACACATAAATTAATGGAGAATTGGAAAGGAGACTTAAACAGATTACAAAATTTTATGGATGCAGAAGGTACATTTGGTACATTTGGTGATCCTAGTAGAGTACATAGTTCACAAAAACGAAGATACAAACTTGATTATGTAACTACTGCTAAATTTAATCCTAAATCTGGTCAGTTTGAACCTTTTGACAAACGAACTAAAACTTT